TCTTCTGCAGCGCCAGATCAGCGCCGCGGTCAATCTGGTCCCACGCCGCCTCAGCGCCTTTCGCCAGCCCGGCAAACGCAACCCCGGCCACGGCCAGAGACGCGCCAATAGCCGCCGCCGACTGGCCGACCCTGCCGAACCCGCCGGACGTTTGCTCTAGACCCGTGTTGGCCTGCTTGGCCGCGTCGTCCACCTGGCGCAAGTCGGACTGTGCCTTCAGCACATCCGACTCGCCCTGGTAGTCAACCGCCAGAATCGCCTTGACTTGCCTGTCAGCCATAGTTACCTACCGGTCACTCGCTGCCACTGTTGGCGCGCCAACATATTGCCCGCGACGGTCTCCCAACGTTCCATCCGCGTCGACTCCGGCTCGCTCGCCAGCAGCAGCGCCTTCACCTGCCCCACGACCTCAGCCCCGGCCGGGTGCTTGTTCAACCACTGCACCGGGTTCTCAGCCATGCGATAGCCCTGCCAGGCGTTGTAGACGTTTCGCACCAGCAATGTCTCCATGAGCGCCCCTGGCGGCCAGCGCATCCAGCCCTGCCCCCACGGGTCGCCGAAGTCTCTCAGATGGAAATAGAACACCAGTTCCGGCGGTGGCTCCCCGTTGCCGTCAACGTAGTCCACCACCGCCAAAATCACTTTTTTGGGTTCGGCACCGTCGTCAACGCCGTGTAATGCGCGTCCATCATCAGGCCGTAGTGCTTCACCTCGGCCGCCGTCAGTTTGCGCACGTCCACGCCGTCGAACAGATACACCGTCTCGGCCTTGCCCGTGGCGATGTCCTCCAACCGCTGCGCCGATGTCTCCGGCGAGTCGATCCACCCGGCCACAATCGCCGCCTGCAGCGCCGCCTGACACTGCTCCGGCAACCCTACCCGCGGCATCTGCACATAGGCCCGCGCCCAGGCTGCTACGTCCTCCTGTAGCAGCCCGTCGCGCAGGACCAGTGTTCGCCCAAATGGGTCTGTGGTGCTCTTCGCCATTAGGCCGTCTCAGCCTCAACCGTGATCGCGCCGCTGGCCGTGAACTCAGCCGTCACCGTCACCCAGCCGCCCGAGGGCGCGCTGACGTCATACCCGGCCGCGTAACCCGCTGCTGCCGACAGCTTCACCCCGTCCACCTTGTCGTGGGCGATTGTGCCGCTGGTCCCCTGGGCAATAGCCGCAAGCGTCGTGTGCGGCGTGGAGGCCGGGAGATTGAACGTCACCGTCCACTTCGCCAGACCGGGGATCGTCACCGTGATCGGGTAAGCCGCGTCCGCCACAACCTTGCTCAGGATCTGCCCCTTGCTGTTGAACTTGATGTCTTCCACGTTGGGCAGCACCGTGCTGCCAAATGTGAACGTCTGTCCATGTCCTGTACCTGCCATCATTCACCTCATTCGCTGTAATAGATCTCGAACTCAACCAGCTGCCGGTACCACATGGTTTCCGGCTCGTAATCGTCACGCATGTCCGTGACCTCAATGCGGTCCACGGCTCCGCTCTGATACCCGTTAATCGCGGCCAACAGCGCCGCCTTCCCGGCCTTGATGCCGCCGTAGCTGCGATCCCAGTAGTGCAGCTTGTACCGCCCCACCCGCAGCCCCGTGTCGCCGTCGGCCCGCACCTCTGTGCGCGTGTTCATCTCATCGTAAACGACGCAGGGCAACGTGGCGTTGTCCGGCATCAGCCGCGGATACATCCGCGTGCCAATCAGCGCCGATACGCCCGCCGTGCCTGTAATCAGCGTGACCAGTGTCGTCTCAATTGCCATTACAGGTTCAACCCCGCCAACAGGTGGTTCATCAGGACTTCCAGCCGCGTCGCCAGTTGCCCGACGCCCTTTGCGTTGGCGTTGCCAATCATGTGGTGAGCCACGTTGCGACTGCCACCGTCCTCAACCTGCGCCGCGTAGATCAGCGTGGACCCCCACGCCAAACGGGCAGTGTTGCGGTTCACCTCGTTCGTAAACACCCGGATCGAATCCCGCAGCTCGCCCGACTCCACCGGTGTGTTGGCCTTGGCGTCGGTCAGCACATACGCGCCCGTTTCCGTCAACGCCGGCCCCACAACGTCAGGCATCACCCGCCGGTGAAAGTCGCCCATGTCATTGAGCAGGTCGTCCATGCCCACAAAGCCGCTCATTCAGGCTCCTCGCACAACAGTTCCAGATACGCCCGGCGGTCGCCCACATCAATCGGGTCCTGAACCAGATGGTAGGCCCGGCCCCCATACAGCACGCGCCAGGTGTTGTCCACATCCTCACGATACCGAACGACAAACCGCCGCGTCAGCTTGGCGTGCACCGCCTGCGCCGCGAACAGCTCCCGGCCGTCCAGCGGCTCAGCCGAGGCCCACACCGTCGCCGCCGTGACCCACGTCGTCACCGGTTCGCCGTAGCTGTCCTGCGCCGTCGTCGGCCGTTGCAGCGATACCCGCCGCCGTAGCTGTCCCGCGCCGCGTTTCATCAGTACGTTTTCGTCTCAAACATGCGGAACAGGTCGTCCACGCGGTCGTTGGTCGGCACCACCATCCCCGCCGGATAGTTGCTCTCGCGGTACTCGTACAGGTCGCCAATCATCAGCTTCATCGCTGCGATCAGCTCGGCCGGCACACTCAGCCCGTCCGCGCCGTACCCCAGCACCACCCGCACCCGCACCGCATTCACGACCTCCAGGATGACCCCCGGCCACGTCGTGCCGCTCTTCAGCCAGATAGACGCCGGCTGCCCGTAGCGGTCGAGTATGTAGTTCTCAGCCGCAAACACCGTTTCCGCGGCGTCGCGGGGCGTGTAGTTGATCGATGTCACCGACGCCACCGGCGAGGCGCTGTTGGGCAGCACCAGCACGCCGCCACTGGGAAACCGGTCCGCATACAGATCCCACGTCTGCGTGATGAGCTTCACCCCGGTCACGTTCTCACACCGTTGCCGCGCCGTGCGAATCGCGCCCGCCAGCCAATCGTTGTCGTCGTGGCTGTCCAACCGCAAATGCGCCTGTGCTTCCGGGATGGTGATCGGCTCAACGGCCGGGGCTGTGACCAGTACCGCCTTCATGGCTTACCCTCGTTTCCGCGCTCGCGGCTTGACGGCCGTTTCCGGCGGTTGCGTGGCCGCCGTCTCCGGCCCGTCATCCATGGGAACAACCAACCCTGCATCAATCCAGTCCGACCCGACCGGCAACTCGAACACGTCTCCGACATCTTTCCGGTACTTGACGCCATCCGTCCCCTTGCCTACAAACGACTTGATCGCTCGTACTATCACGCTATCGCCTCCAGGTGCGGCCACTGTATCTCGCCATGTTCGTTGACATGCCCGCACACCACACCCATATCGGCCCGCTGGCTGAGTCCCGCGTGCATCACGTCCCGATTGAAGTACGTGTCGCAGTGGGCCGTCTCTTCCATCCGAAACGGGATCACCTCCAGTACATGCCGCTGAATCAGCGCACACCCCAGCCCGCCGCCGCTACAGGGCACCGCGCCCTTCGCTACGGCGTCAGCCAGCAGGGCAGGGTGAATGCTGAGGCTTTCGCCCTCATTGCGCGGATTGCCCGGATACCGCTCAAACACGTTGATGATCTGCGTGTTGCGAAACCGGTACACCCCATAGGCCACGTCCGCTTCCAATGCCGCCAACCGCGTCAGCGTATCAGGCGGCACGATGATGTCGGATTCAACGACCAGCATCGCATCGTACCGCCCCGCCAGAAACACCTCACGGGCCCGGATGTACTGGTGCAGGATATTCTCCCGCCCGCTCTCCGTCGGATTGTCCCGCTGGAGCAGCCACGATAGCGGCCCCGGCCAGACCAGTCCGGCCACTCCCTCTACCGCTTCGGGCTCCAGCCGGTACACCGGCGTGAACACCAGTACATCACGGGTCATGATTGTCTTAGGCGCTCGGATGCACGCCGTAGCCGATCGCGCCGCTCTGCAACGTGCCGTAATCAAAGGCGAAGTGGTACTTCAACAGCACCATGCCCGCCACCGAATACGGGTCACGCAGCAGCGTGATCTGCGGGCTCTCGTACAGCCCGACATAGTTCCAGTTGCCGAACAGCACCGGCTTGGCCGAGGCCGCAATGGCCGCCACCGACCCGGAGAAGTACACCGGGTAGCCCATGACCGTCCGGTTGAACGACCCGGCCGGCGTCTCCGCATACAGCCGCGCGTTGCCGGTCAGGCTGGTGATGTCGCCGAACGTCGGCGGGCGCATGACCCACGCCACGTTGCTGTCGCCCTCCAGATAGTAAGACAGCGTGTTGTTGTACACGATGTCTTCCGGCTCGCCCGCGGCGATGGCCGTGGCGCTGGCAAAGGTCTTCAGCACCGAGCCCTGACCCACAACTTCGGCCACCAGGGCGGCGTTGTGGGTCAGGGCCACGCTCTGACCGATCATGCTGGCGATGTGGCCGTCCAGGTCAACAGCGTTGTTCTGCAACAGCTGCAGGGTCAACTCCAGAACCTTGGTCTTCCACACCAGCGTGAACGTGGTCTTGCCGAACTGCAGCGCGTCACGCTCCCAGCTCACGTCATGGGCGTCGCTCTGCTCGGCCGTGGTGGCAAATACCTGCGGGTCAGCGGCCTGGGTCGGGAAATCGATCGCCGACGCCGTACCCTGAATCCGCTGCACTGCCAGCCGGTCAGCCAGCATCATCTCCGACATGCGCTCAGCGATGCGGGGCACGAACCCGGTCGGGTTCAGATTGCCGCCGTCGGCCGCGGTGCCGATGTTCATCGAGCTGTTGGTCACGGCGCGATGCTCGGCCAGGTCAAACGTCACACCGCGGCCCTGCGGGGTGTCGCCAACCATGTGGCTCAGGCCGCCGGTGTCGCCGGTGCGCACCCAGTGATTGAACGCATTGCGCTCGTTGTCGGCGCCCATCTTGTTCCACGCCGGGGCTTTGCCCTGCGCCTGCGTGCCCGCGCTGGTGCGCGCCTCGGCCTGCAAACGCTCCGTCTCTTCCAGGCGCTCAATCTGCGCCCGCAGCCCCTCAACCTCGCCCTTCAGGCCGTCGTACTGGCCCTGCTCGGCTTCGGTCAAGTCGCGCTCTTCCTGCAGCGCCTTGTCATTCAGTGCAGCCATCGCGCTGATCTTGTCGGCGCGGGCCTGTCGCAATTCCTTCAAACCCTTCATCTCACTTGCTCCTGTTGATCTCAATCTCTCGTTGCCGCGCTGCCGCCCGCGCCTGCGTTTTGGCCCGCTCTGCCTGTTCATGTTCGTCGGCGGCCGTGGCCCCCTGGCTCATGGCCGTCGCCTTATCCCGTGCCTGTGCGCTTGTCTGCGGATAGGCCGGGTAGGTGACTAGTGATACATCCCCGTCGTTCAGGTCGATGTCCTGCAACGTCCGCAACGGCATCCCGTCACCGTCGCTCCACGTCTCGCCGCCCTTGGGGATGCGAAAGGCGAAAGACATCTGGTCCACGTAGCCGCCGCGTACCAGCGTCATGGCGTCGCGCCCGGCCTGCGTGTCGGGCGGGGTGATGACCACCCGCAGCCCCTTGCTGTCCTCAGTCAGTCCCAGGGTGCCGTTGCGCGTCCGACCGATGGTGGTCAGCCCGCCCTCGTGCTCGATCGTCGCCCGCACGTCCGGGTTGGCGGCCAGCGTCCTGGCAAACGCGCCCGGCGCAATCTGCTCCTGGAAGTTCCAGATCTCCGTCCGCTCGTTGAACACCGCCGCATAGCCTTCAATCACCGGCGGCCGTTCACCGTCCTCGCGCACTTCCAATCCCTGTGCCGTCAGCGTTCGCCGTTCTTTATCGCTCATTGCACTACCTCATCGCGTTCGTCGCGTTCGTAAGCTGCCCACCACGCCTCAACCAGTGCCGGCCAATCGGCCAGCCCCTCGCGCCGGATGTCGCCCTCAATGCGCCGCAGACATTCATCCGCCGGCGTCTCCAGCACCACCACCTCAGCGCCACGCCCCCGCATCAGCTCGCGGTACTTCGCCGTCGGGTCGCTGCTGATCACGTAGTCCGGCGACAACTCATCAATGATGAGATCCCGCGCGTCCAGCACCCGCCCCACCGCCACCGGCGGCTTGTCGTACACCGGCCGCATGGTCAACGCGCTAAATAGCAAATCCACGTCAACCGCGATCTGCCCCGCCTGAATACGTTCCCGTACCCAGGTCGTTTTGCCACTGCCCGGCGCGCCGACAATTACCTTCACGCCGGCACCACCGTACACTGGCAGCCCCGGTGCGCCGGCGGGTGTGACACACTGCGCCACTCCGGCAGGTTGGGGATGCTGAACGACCCGCCTACGGCCATCGTCCGGCCGTTGAGCGAATCGCAGTAGAAACAACTCTTCTCGCCCCAGCTCGTCACCCAGCGCACTTCGCCCACCCCGGCCGCCTTGTAAACGTCCGTCACGGCCGAATTGAGCGCCCGCGCCGTCTCCCGCGTTGCCATCTGCTCCGGCCACTCCGACACCCACATGCCGGTGGCCGCTTCCATGGCGCTGAGCTGGTCCTCGTTCCGCAATGCCTGCCCCACCTTGCGCCGGCTTCTGGCAATGTGGGCCGCCACCAGCGCCAGCACGTAGTCACGCGCCGCCGGGCCGATGTCGTAATCGCCTGCACCGAAGTCCCCTTCGGCCACGTCTTGTAAGGCGTCGGCTGCCGCCGTGCCCATGTAACTGCCATACAGCGGCAGCAGCTGCTCCCGCGTCCACTCGCTGTGTTCCCGCAGGAACGTATCCAGCCAGATGTCGAACTCCGCCTGATTGCGCTGGTTCAAATACTTCCGGGCGGCGCGCATCACGTCCTGCGCCTGGCGCCGGCACACCCGCCCAAACGTTTCCTCAAACAGCGGCTTGTTGCTGTTCATCAGCCGCTGCCGGATGTCGGCCGTATCGTCGGCCGACCGCTTCTCCCGCGTTGCCCGGGCGTTGTCGCCGCTGGCCACCGCCGGCACGCCGCCGTCGCCCGTCTGCGTCCCTACCATATCGGCCGGGACCATGTTCAACGGCACGAGATACACATCCCCGCCGTCGATCTCGTTCATGTTCTCCAGCTTGCGGATGTCGTTGGCGCTCATCCAGCCGTTCTGCCGCGCCACGGCATACGCCTGATAGCGCGTCACCGTGTCGCCCCGCAATAGGCTGTCCACCAGAAACTCCGGGTAGTACCGCGCCCGCTCCTGTTCGGTCATCAGCTGCAAGCGGATGCTCTGCTCCCAGCGCACCAGCCACGGCTGCAAACTGTCGGTCACAAACTCAATGGCCTGGTGTTCGATGTTGCTGAACGTCGCCCGGTCGAGGTCGCCGATCTTGTGTGGCGGCACCCCGAAGATGCGGGCGATCTCGCTGACCTGGAACTTGCGTGTCTCAAGGAACTGGGCATCATCCGGCGCGATGCCAATGGTCTGGTACGTTACGCCCTCTTCCAGCACCGCCGTCCGGTGAGACTGGCTCAGCCCGCCGTAGCTCTCATGCCAGGCCGACTGCAACCGCTTGATGCTCTCGTCCTTCAGTCGCCCCGGATGCGTCAGCACGCCGCCCGGCCGGGCGTCGTTGCCAAAGAACCGCGCGCCATACTCCTCAGCGGCAATGCCCAGGCCAATGGCCTGCCGGTGCACCTGGATCGGCGAGTAGCCGATGAGGCCGTCGCTGCTCCAGCCGCGCAAATGCCACACGCGGTCGCCGCGCAACGTCACCAGCGAGTTGTCGGGCATCCTGAACTTGTAGACCAGCATGTCGCCGACGCGGCTCCATGACTCCATGCGGTCCGGTCGCAACGGCCACAGCGCCTTGATGCGCCCGCCGTTGTCGTACTCAATTTCGCAGTAGGCATTGCCCCACAGCAGCAAATGGCCCTGCAACGCCTCGCGGAACTCCAGCGAACTCATCAGTGGGTTGGGCTGGTCGTGGAGGAGCGGGTACAGGTAGAACTCCGACGCCACGCGCCGGTTGTCGCCCTGCCGCTCGTAGATCTTCAACGGCAGCGCCGCAATCGTCTGCGACAACACCCGCACGCAGGCCCACACCGCCGCATAGCCCAGCGCCGTATCCGGCGTCACCGACACGCCCGCCGCCGAGGTGTGCACCATCCCGGCCAACACCACATCGGCCGTCCCGCGCTGTTCCGGATACTGTTGGCGCGCCAACATCTGCCGCAAGATCCCCATCACACCTCACCACCCCAGCCCACACCCAATAGAACGAGCGATGGCCAACCGCCAGGCTGGCCACCGCTCACATTGGAGGAGGAATTAGAGGAGACATCCATGTCGTTGCTCGTGCCGTGTCTCGATGCCCCTACCATACCACCCACCCGTCAACCCCCAGATGACAATAAAAAAGGCCGGGAACATTCCCGGCCGTCTCTCACAATCTGGCGTGGCGCCTACCCCTCCTCCTGCTCCGGCGGCACTGCTGCTCGAGATGCTCCCAGAATCCCCAGCAGCATCAACACAGCCCCCGGCACAATCAGCCCCAACGGCGGCCAGGCCCAATAAAACCCACCCGCCAACAACCCCAACCCCACCACCACCAACCCATCATACCGATCCATCACCCCTCCTGACCCGACGCCAGATGCCGCGCCGCCTGCTCCAGCCGCAACGCCAGCGCCGGTCGCTGCGTCAACCGCAACGCAAACCGCCCGATCGCCACCGGCGATGCCCCGCCCCGCAGCTCCGCCGCCACCGCCTCCACCAACTCCGGATACCCCTCCACCATAAACTCATAACTCTCCGCATCCAGCGCCGCTTGCAGCGCCGGCATCGCCCTTGCAATAGCCATGCCATACCTCCGTGGCGCAAGTTTGCCAACCTGCCGCCCTAACTCACCTCACTCCCAATTGACGAAGGCCCCACCAGCCCCGCCGCCGCCAATACCGCTACCGTCCGGGCGTTCACCGTCTCCACCTCCCCCCCATCCGGCGCCACCAGCACCGTGACCTGGTGGTCCCAACAGAACCCAAACCCCGTCCGGCGCATCCGCTGCTCCAACCGATACCCACGCTCCAACATCCCCGCAATTCGCTCCTGATAAGGTGACATCAAACCTCCTACAGACTATCAATAATCATCATTAATCCGACTAACTTCATAGCTCAGTCATTCCTGACTGAGTTCCCCTCCCCTACCACGGCGGCGCCTCACACGCCAACAGCCGCTGCAACCACGCCACCGCCCGGCCGCTGTCGATCTGTTCCTTCGTCACCCGCACCACCCGCCAGCCGTCGGCCGTCGCCTCGTTGTACTTCTCGCAGTCCTCAATAAACCCCGCCGCCCGATTGTGCCGGCCCCCCGTCCACACACCCCCCTCCACCTCCAGCGCCACCCGCTCATTCGGCCAGGCGAAGTCAAAACGCCACTGCCGCGTCGGATGCCAACGATGCTCCTCCACCCACTCCGGAAACTCATCCGCCCGCAACCACAACCGCATCGCCGCTTCCAGATGTGACTCACTCATTAGCCTCAACCCATCTCCTCCCGAAACGACGGAACCCGTTGTGAATCAGTATCGGATCCACATCCAACTCAACGTCCACCTCGGCCAATAGCGTCAGCGTGACCTCGGTGAACTTCTCCGCACCCAACTCGATATCAACATCTAGCAAGTTCTCGATCTCTATCCCGTCGAGCCACGCCTTCATGCCACGACCCGTCAACCCGTCAGTCACTACTTTCAGCTTGTTTTGTTTCATAACGTCACCAATCCTCTCTCATCGTACACACTGCCACTCTCCTCATTCCGCAGCGCCCTGTCCAGCGCCATGATCAGCGCCACCATGCCGTCGATCTTCTCCCGGCTCCGCTTCTTGTCCGGCTTGACGTTGCCCGCAGGATCCTGCGTCACCACCATATTGTCCGCCATCCACCTCAACACCGGCTGCATCCCGTGGTGGAGGTTGCGCTCCAACACCAACCGCAACAACTCCTTCGTCGGCGAGGCCATGCTGGCATACCCCTGCCCGAACTGCACCATCATGTAGCCCATGCTGTCCAGCTGCTGGCTGACCTGCACCGCCCCCCACCGGTCAAACGCGATCTCCTTGATCTCAACCACCTGACCCAGGTCGTCAATCTCTTTCAGGATGTGACCGTAGTCGATGACGTTGCCCGGCGTGGCCGTGATGTGGCCGTCCCGCGCCCAGGCGTCATACGGCACGCGGTCCCGCCGCGTCCGCTCCATCATGTTCTCCCTGGGTATCCAGAACCGCGGCACCACCTGAAACGAGCCGTCGTCCATGGGGAACACCATCACGAACGCGGCCACGTCACCGGTGCTGGCAAGGTCCAACCCGCCATAGCACGGCCGTCCCTGCAACGCCTCCCAGTCCACCTCGCCCGCGCTGGCCTCCCAGGCCGCCATGTCCAGCCACCGCTCTTCCTGTTGCGTCCACTGGTCCAGATGCAACCGCCGGAACGTGTTCTGATAGGCCGGCACCTGCCGCGCCTTCTCAGCCGCGGCCCGCAGATAGTCCTCTTTCAGCGTGATCCCATAGCTGGGATTGGCCTTGGCCCACACCGCCGGATCCATCCAATCGTCGTCCTCGTCGGCCGCGGCGATGAACGCGTAGTAGCTATCGTCCTGAATCACGCCGTCCAACACCTGCCGCGCATAGGCGTGCTGCTCCCAGCAAATGCTCTGACGGTCATACCCCGCCGTGGTGATCGCGATGACCAGCGGTTGCCGGCGCGCGCCGATGCTGGTCGTCAGCACGTCCCACAGCTCCCGGTTCGGCTGCGCGTGCAGCTCGTCCACCAGCACGGCATGGGCGTTGAGCCCGTGCTTGGTCGGCGCGTCTGACGACAACACCCGAAACACGCTACCCGTCTCGTTAACCACAATCGAGCGTTTATACACTTCGGTGAATCTCGACAACGGCGACGCCTCCAGCATCTTCTTTGCCTCGTCGAAGACGATCGCCGCCTGGTCACGGTCGGCCGCGGCGCTGTACACCTCCGCGCCCGGCTCCCCGTCGGCAATGGTCAGGTATAGCCCCAGCCCGGAGACGAACGCGCTCTTGCCGTTCTTTCTGGGCACCTCGATGTAGACCCAACGGTAGCGCCGCGTGCCGTCCGGCCGCTTCCAGCCGAACACGTCCCGCACAATCCGTTCTTGCCAGTCGAGCAACTTAAACGGCTGCCCCGCCCACTCGCCTTTCGTGTGGGTCAACGCGTTGTGAAAGAAATTGACGGCGCGCTGCGCTGCGTCATTGTCGCGCGTGTATTTCATCCGCCGTGGGTCATCAAGCTCAGCATCTCGGCCAGCGTGTCCTCACGCTGCCCCGCGCCGGCAGGCCGGCTCTTGGGCGTCGCCCCCAACTCCTTAAGCGTCGTCAACAGCGCCTGGCTGTGCTGCAGGAACACCATCTGCGCCGGGTTGCGCCGGACCCCGCCATGCGCCGTGTCGGCCACCACAATCGCACCGTCCTGCAACTCCGCCAGGGCGTCCATCGCTATCTGGTAGTGCAGGCACGCAATATGCATCGCCGCCGCGTCCGCCGGCCGCAGTTCCGCGCCCAGCTCCCCCGCCAGCGCCTTCCACAGCCGCGCCGCATGTCGCATCTTGCCCAGGCCCCACGGCATGTCGCCCACGCCGGGCTGCTGCCCCGCCGCCTGCCGGTCCGCCCGCGCCGTCCCCGCCAGCCGCTTTTCCTCCGCCGTCTTTCGCCTCATCGTTCTTGCCTCACATTTTGCCTAATCATTGACACCGCGCGCGCGTGACCAAGACGGCGGTTGCGGGCCTTAGCCTGCCAGAGATTTGCTAGGCCCCGTCATTTCTCGTCTCGTCTTCTTGCTGTGACATGACTTGCACAGCGGCTGAAGGTTCTCATCATCGTGTGTTCCACCGTCGCGCAGGGGTATGATGTGGTCCACCTCATTGGCCGCCGTCACCACCCCCACCCTCATGCACTCCACACACAACGGCCGCTCTCTCAGCACGCGAGCACGGATCTTGCGCCACGTTGCATCATACCCGCGCCGATTGCTACTCTCTCGTGCATCCGGCTTGCGCTCCAGTGGGGCATGGGCTGGGCAGTATCGCCCGCCTCGCACCACCGCCGGACACCCCGGCGCCCCACACGGCCGCCCTACTCGAGTTGGCATACGTCACTCACCCGCCACAACGCCCCATCTGCATACAATGGGATCACGCGACTCGCCCGGCTCAGCGTCGTATACGCCCATTGCCGGCTGATGCCATACTCCAGCGCGATCTGCCGCGTCGACAACGCCTCACCCAGCATCAACCGCCTCGTAATGTGCGCTGTCCGTTCCAGGCCATCCATGTCCACAAACTCTCCACCACCCATCCGTGACCTCCCCGGCTAACGTTTCATAATGAAACATGCGTGCGCTCACAGCATACCATAGCCCGGACCGTCACTGACTCGCTCTAATCTGCCGATCGCTCGTCCGGGCGCGTCCGGCAGTACCCATAGGCTCCATCAAACACAGCTGACTCAGACGGTCCCATGAACATCTGATACAACCACGGCCCATGCCACACCCAGGCCACGAACCAATCACGACGCACCCTCGCCCGCTCCGTTTCCACCATGAACTGCCCTATTCGTTGCTTCATACACCCTGCTCATCGGTACTATCCGAACCGCCTCGGTCAGACGGCCGTTCCACTTCGCCACCGCCTCAGCCAGCTTCTCCCCCTCCGGCCCATTCGCCCCACACCCATCACACTGCACCCAGCACGACACCTTCTTAAACGCCGTCACCGACCACGAACCACAGAACGGACACGCCAGCACCATTAAGCCTCGCGCCAATATCGCATCCGTCGAATAACCCTTACTCACCATCCACCTCCTCAACCCGTTCCAGCAGCGCCCGCGCCTCAGCCACCGCCCTCGCCAACCACCCATCCAACGACTTACCCATATCCGGCAGCAGCCCCAGCGCCCCACCATCAAACTCCGGCGACAACCACCGCTCATTCGCCTGGAGCAGCCTCTCGGCCACCCTCTTGTTGCCCCAACTATCCCGATAGAAGTCGTACAACGCGTCCAACAAGGAGGCCAACGCCACCACCTCGTCATCCCAGCAAATCCCCATTCGCTCGGCCCGTTCGGCCAGCTTATCGGCCGAATCATGCTTGATATACGCATTGCCCCAAGCGTGGTCCACAATCGCCGCCAGCGTCTCGGCCGGGTCGCCAATGGCCAGGAACTTGTCAAACGACATGTGCATCAACGTCGCCAGCAGTGGCTGCAACTCACCAAAACTGCCGGCCAGGTTACTCGTCCGCTCCGACAGCTGCCTGTATAACTCGTCCCGCAAGCCATCGCACAACAACCGTTCCTGCTCGTGCCACGCATTCAGCACCAGGTGCCCCGGCCCCCGCTCCTCGCCGACGGCCGTCTCACTCCCCTCCGCCACAGCCGCCGCCACAACCCGGCGCGCCGCCTCATACTCCTCATCCGAGACCCAGCCCGCCGAATGAAAATAAACCACACCATGACGGCCGTTCGCCTGAAAACGATTTGATTGCCAGTCTCTGTCCGGCGCCGCATGCACTCCAAAATCCGTCGTCCAGGCCAACCCCAGGTTGTCCGTCATGCCCGCCTCAACCAGCATTTGCAGGCGATCCCGATACGCATATGCCGGCTGCTTGCTCGTCGCCGGTGAAACGTACAACCCCGGCGGCACGCCCAACTCCTCCGACAGCAATTGGGCCGCCTGGTCGCCAAACGCGATTACCTTGCGATTAAAGCACGTGTGGTTCAGGCAAAACTGGTTCATCCGCATCGGGCAGCCCTGGCACGTCGGCTGCACCGTCCCCGCCACACCCAGTTCCATTTCAGCCACCACATCCGGCACCTCCTCGCCGGCCCACTTAAGGGCCGACTTAACATACTCGCGAATGTCGTCGCTGGGCGTCTCCGGGTTGGCCAACACATGCTCAATGAACCATTCCGGCGATCGCGCGCCGGCCCAATCGTTCGGCGTCTCATTCCACGGCACACCGTGCGTCAACTGAACCAGCTTCACCACCGGTGCCAACGCCAGCAACTGCCGCTCACTCAACGTGCCCGCCCGATTGGCCGCCTGAAGCTCCTGGGGCAATTCCAGCAGCCGCAACCGATTCGCAACTGTCGGCCGCGAAATACCCCACGCCTCGGCCACTTCCCGCTGCGAACCCCCCTCAGCCTGCACACGGGCCAGCTTTCTCTGCAACAGCTCCGCCTCCTCGACGGCCGATATATCGCTCCGCTCCCGATTCTCGCTCCACACCGCATCCAGCATCTGCTCATCAGTCAGATCAACGATCTGGACCGGCATACCTTCATAGCGGCGGGGATCCCGGTCGCACAAATACCGAAACGCCCGTAGACGCCGATGGCCAAACGCCAGCTGCACCCGCAGTCCCACCGGCATTCCCTCTTCACCGATCCGAGCCAGCGCGCCGGCCAGCACATCCCTATCCAGCACTGTGCCATCCTCATACACCAGACGGCCGAGCGGCACTTGCATCAGCCCCCGCGTTAGCGGAAAGGCGTCATACTTCGCCTCAATCCTGTCAGCCAGCTCTTCCACATCCCCATAAGCCGACCGTACCTGAAACGGGTTATCAGTTATTCTCGACGGATGAACGATTACCATGATCCTCACTCCCACCCGGCCACAGATCCGTATCCTTCGGCGCCTGTGGCCACGTCCGCGCGATCACCACTACAATCACCGCTGTCCCGACCACCCAGGCCAGACAGAACACGCGCACAATCTCCAACAACATGATTCACCCCTCCAGCGGGAAGGCATACAGCCCCCGCTCAGCCGGCTCCGCCACATACGGCATCTCCACCTGCACCAGCACATACGTCCCCGGATCCAGCTTCTGCTTCGTGAACTCATCCCCCGTCGTCACCTGCAGCTGCATGTTGTCCGCGTCCAAAACCGCCCACACATCCCGCACCACCAGCGTCACCCGCTCATCGGCCAGCAACGCCTTGCTCAACGCGCCGTACAACCACTCGGCGAGCGTCCCGGCCACGTCGGCCAGCGGCCTGCTTACGTTCACGGTACTCAGCATATTGCTCATCGTTCAACGGCCTCCAATCTGTCCTGTAAATGGGCCGGCTCTTCCGCCACACCCCATCCTCATCCTTGTACCAATACCGCCACCGCGGCCAGCGCAAATTCCCCTTCTTCGGCCATTCCGTCCACCCGCCCTTGCCCGCCAGCCGAACCGCCGTCACACGGCCGGGCGCAGGTGCGGGCGGCAAGGCGGGCCGCGTCGTGGGCGGCCGCGCCGAGCCGCCCACCGACGAAACAGCCTCTACCCGTTTGGGTGCGTCCCATTCACCCCCGCCCGGGGCGCCGGCTCCCGCATCGACTGCCCTATCGGCATTGGTCGCGCTACCTGCGGCGTCTCCAAAATGTCCGGGCGGCCGTTCCCGTCATTGTCGACCAGCAAGTCGGGCGTATACTGCATCATGAACCGGATCTGCTCCTCGGTGTAGCCCGCGCTGCGCAGCTCCTTCACCGCATCCATCCACGCCCGCTGATACTCAATCCGCGTCATCGCCGGCGACAACAACGCCTGGTGACGCGCCTTGAACCGCACCGCCGTCACCCGCTCCTTCGCCGCCGCCTGCTCCTGTGACCGCGTGTGGTCCGGGTCGCTGCGCACCAGCAGATACGTCAACGCCCCCGCCACCAGAGCCGAGATCGGTAACCCATACTCCACCCACATCACCTGCCAGCTCTGCAACGCCTGGCCCCGCTCCACAGCGAAGAAGGTGATCATGTTCGCCGCCGCAAAAACCAGCCACACCATCTCAATGCTCAGGCCCACCGTCTTCTGGCCGCCGCGCCACCGGCTCTGAATGAACCCCAGCCCGGCCACTACCGCCGCCACCTCCACCAGGATCGGAAACGCGATCCGGATCCCCGTCAGGATCGACTCCACCAATCCCGACTGGGCCGCAAACGCATACGTGGCCGTCTGGCTCAACACCAGCATCACCGCATGAGCCGCCGTAATCACCACCAGGGCCGTCAGCACCAGGTACAACAGCCCCTTCACCGCCTTGCCCGCATTTTGCCGGCCCTCATCGGCCGTCAGCTCATACATCTCGCTCGAACCACCAAAGAAATCGTTCACAATATCACTCCTTGACTACGCTGACGGCCGTTCGCTATACTGTGAACAGTCGTCCTTGTCGATGACTAGAGGCGCGCCGTCGTTTTGCGACACTCGGCGCGCCGTTCTCATTTCACATTGACCAATGGCAGCCCCAGCTGCCCATCCAGGGGATGCCGCTGCCCGGGCACCTCCAGATACACGTAACCGGCCGCCATGCGGGTTGACTCAATCACCGCAATGGAAGGTGGAGGCGACGCGCTGACATGAGTAGTGCCAGGAGCCACCCACACGGCGACCGGCGGGCAGCCGTGACGCTGCTGATAGATCTCCAACGACTTACGGAATTCCGCGTCGTCCCGAACCTGAAACACATGAAACAACATCGCTATCTCTCCTACGGCCACATCGCCCGGCGCTTCATCACACTGCCGTCCGGCAACGCCATCGTCACCCAGCCCGTACACGGATCCTGCCAGTCGATGTCTACCCGCAACACCTCGGCCGTAAACGCCTCGCCCACGTCCGGCAACACCTGTCGCAGCACATAACTGTGCTCAACCTGCGGCCGCACCACGAACGACAGCAACGGCTCCTGACGGCCGACCTTCACCGCGCTCACGCCTCATCCTCCTCGTCGATCCAGCCGTGCTTGAACAAGAACAACGCGATAAACAACGCCAGGCCCACGACTATCACCGTCTGCATCGTTTCCACGTCACCCCTCCCCGCCGGCCTGCTTGGCCCGCATCGCCAGCATGGCCTGCACATGGTCGTCATTCGTCCGGCCGGCCTCCCGCAACACCTTCGCCAGCAGATAGCTGGCCTGATTGTTCGGATCCCGATAGTTCTCCCGACCCAGCTGCACCAGCGCAGCATAGTCGGCCGCGTGAAGGACAATCGTCACTTTCACATCATCGTCAGAACCCAGCACCTTCTTGTTCGCAACTCCTCTTGCCATCGTAAACCTCCTCAGTCACTAATGTGTTGGCGCGCCAACACCTGTCTCAACCAATGTCATCCCGGCCAGGTCCTCGCAGAACGGACAAACCGTCACCCCGGGTGGCAACCGCTCGCCGCAACCATCCACACACACCGGCCACGATTCATACTCCGCCTGCCACTGCCGGCGACGAATCTCCCGGTGGGCCCAGTCCACAGCGGTCTGGTCCGCGGCCGCCTCAGCCTCAGCCTTGAGCCGGCGCACCATCGCCCCCAACTCGCTGACCGCCGGCATCCACTTCAACTCCCGGCTCAATGCCTTGGCCGCCTCCAGCACCACCGCCGGTTCCTCATCAGCAAACGCCAGCAGGTAGGCTGACTTGCGGGCGGTGTCATCACCCCGCGGTGGGTAAACGGCCGTCAGATACTCATACCACTTGCTCATCATGCCTCCGCAAAATAGCTCGTCCAGTCCTCGACCGTCTGAGGACGGCCGTTTTCAACAACGGCACCTTTGTCCAGCTCCGCCAGGGCATACGGCACAACCGATCGCGGCCGGAAGGGCGTCTTGCCCTCGGCCAACATCCTTTGGCGCACGGCTGCCATGGCCTCAAACGCCGCGTCCTCATCCCGCCCCACCCGCACCCACAACTGGTTCACCGGCACAAACCATTCTCGTGCCCACTCATCATCATCCCTAGGTGGTGTTCTCCCAATCAACTGTTGCCATCGGGTCAGGATCCGCCTGCCGGCGTCGATGTGGTCGCCCACGACTTCATTGACGGTTCCATCCTGACGATTCATTGATGATTCAGAATGAAGATTTGGGTGATCGTGTGTCACCCCTACGGGTGATCCTGTGTCACCCCCCGGGTGATCGTGTGTCACCCCTAGGGGTGTTCGTGTGTCACCCCTGAGTGATCGTGTGTCACCCCTGGGGTGATCCTGTGTCACCCCTAAACGCTGCTTCGACAACCAGAAGCCGTTGGTCATATCTTTGCCCGATTCCGCTCGCCGCTGTCGAGTCAACCAGCCCGCCTCTTCCAGCTCTTTCACCACCCGAATCACCGTGCGGCGCGACAAGCAGCACTTCATGGCCACATGCTCATAGCTCGGCCAGCAATACCCGTGGTCGTTGGCATGGTCGGCCAACGCCAGAAGGACAAACCGTTGTGTGATGTTGTCCGGTCCGGCCTTCCAAACCGCTGTCATAAGTTCAATGCTCATCCTGATTCATCCTTGTCGTCGTTCATCGCGGCAATCAGCCCCCGCCTGGTCGCTCCCGCCGCCGCAATGATGTCCGCGATAAACGGCTCCACCTCTTCTAACGTCGACACGTCCAGCAGGCTGGCCAGCTTCTGCGTCAGACGGACAATCCGCACCTGACGCGCGATAGCATCCTCATAAAACAGCAGCTGGCTGTCAGCTATCCTGCGCCGCGTTTGCATCGTGGCTCACCTTGCCCAGCAACGACCGCGACCGTAGGCTGTCCAGATACGCCGTCGCCGCCTTGACCCCGCCCGCGACCAAAAAACCGCCCTGCACCATCACCCAGGTCGTCATGTCGGCATCGCCGAGCCAAACAACCAGGAGAAACAGCAACAGAACGGTCTCAATGCCGATCGCCCGCCGTACAAACTCCCGCCGCTGCCAGGCCGGCGTACGGAAGGCCATGTGCTCCAACCACACCGCCCCGGCAGTCAACAGAAGAAAAACCAAGTAGGCGTCAATTTTCTCCAACGTAATCACAAGCTCTCCAATGTCTGCTACAGTGTTCGTATCCTTGTCCACATCCATCCGGCTCGTGTGGGGCAGTTAAGGAGCTGCCCCACACGATGACCCTCATAAACACCAACAAGATTAGAACATATGTTTGCATTTCTCATCTTACCTGATATAGTGCGCGTCCAGCTTGGTCCGAGGTCGCAGTTATGGCGTTCGCAGATCCATCTGGACGGCCGTGGTCCGTGGCCGTCCACAATGCCGTCTTTATCCAGGGGGTGTGCACCGTCTCTCCCCGCACCGTTCGCTGGCTCGAGCAGTCGCTCGAATACCTGTTACGATTTGCCAATTGCGAAGTGGGGGATATTTCCGCTGAGGTTGTCGCCCTCTGGCACCGGGCGCTGCTGGAGTATGTTTCTCCGACTACGGCCAATAACTACCTGCGTGGTGTGCGGGTCGTCATGGCCCGGCTCGTAAACCGTGACCTGCTCGATGACAACCCCGCCGCCGTCGTCCCCTACCACCCCCAGCCGCCCCACCGGCCCGAAGCCGTTACCGTCGAAACCTATCACGCCCTGCTGGCCGTTGCCGGCCTGCGCGATGCTGCAATCGTGTCTTTGCTGTGGGGCACTGGATGCCGAATCGGCGAGATCGCCACCATCTCAACTGAGACGATGGACTTGTGGCAAGAAAATGGGGAATATCGCTTTGCCGCTGCTGTGGTGGGGAAATACCACCGCCGCCACGGTCTGGGTCATGCGACCCGCTACGTGTACGCCAATGACCAGGAGGCTGAGGCCCTGCGGGCCTGGCTCGTCGCCCGGCCGGCTACCTCCAGCCCCGCCCTCTTCACCTCGCGTGATGGCCGGCAGCCCATCCCCAACAGCACCATTCAATCAGCGCTGCGGGCTCTCAAGGATCGCGCGGGTGTCGATTCAGTCTGCAACCCCCACGCCTTCCGGCATGCCTTTGCTTATCGCAAGCGCCGCGAGGGCTACCCCCTGGAGTGGATCTCCGAATGGCTGGGCCATAGCGATCCGGCCTTCACCGCCGCCATGTACGGCGACAAGACCGAACGAGAAATCCGAAACCGCTACTTTGCGCGACCGCCCCGCAATCGAGATTGAGCAGTCCCACTGGGGTGGGAGGGGGGAGTGGAGACCGCGCCGATCAGACCGCCGAACGGCCGCGGAAAGTAGCGGTTCACAGCAGCTTCCCAAGCTGTTATCACGGGTTCGAATCCCGTATGCCGCTCTAGTATCAGGTTGTTAAAGTGCGCCTAAGCAACTGCGACAACTGATGCGTAGCGGTTCGGCCGCGACAGAGTGGCCAGCTAGATCCTGGCCACTTTGGTCTCTTCCGACCACCGCTACCCTTTAGGCAAATCGAGTTCCAGTCCCATGTACTCAGCTGCCTTCTGCAAATCCTCTTCCTTGATTGCATACGGCGACTTCTTGCCCAGCCCGGTTCTCCGCGCTGGCAAAAGACCGTCCTGGATCCACTGCCAGACTGTCACTCGACTGACCTTAAGCAGCTTGGCCGTTTCAGAAACTGAAAACTCTTTCACGGTAGCTGCCTCCTCAAATAACATGTTAGCATTATACCGGCTGTTAAGTTTGTTTGTCAATCACTAAACGGACCAATTACCCTACGAAATCGATGCCCCAGCTCTTTGCCCACCAATCCACGGGGCTTTGCCCACCAATCCATTGCCTTTGCCCACCAATGCGCTACCCTTTGCCCACCAATGCACGACAGGCTTTGCCCACCAATGCGCCAACGGCCGTTTGGTGGGCATGAGGAGGAACTATGAATCACGCCGACCAACATGCGATGGAGCAGATCAAGCCAAACCACACCGTCCGGAACGTCCTGATCGGGCTGGCAGCTGTGGCAGCCATCATTGGTGCGGTCTACCTGGCGTTTTCCTTTGGGCGTGGCGACATTACCGTGACGGTTGGTGACGGACTGCCCGAAGTCCGGAATGACTGTCCCGACTGCGGCCGGGAAGGAGTTGTCGGCACCTGGTCATCAGAAATTAACGGCGCTACCCTCGTGTTTTCAAACGACGGCACATTCACCCTGCAACGCGGCGAGGGGGTACTGAGCGGGACGTTTGAGCGTTCGGATGACGAGCTGTGCCTCGTTGCGACAGACGGCAGTGCGACTGCAGGATACTGCTACGATTACGTTCAGGCTGTCGATGCGATGAAGCTAGATGATGTCACTTACATCCGCGGAGGCTCCGGCATGCCCTCCGGCGGCTCCGGCAGCCCGTAGGCCACCGCCCGCAGCTCCACGTCGAGCGACGCCATCTCACGGATGGCCTTCTCGTCGGCTTGCTTCACCGGCCACTTGGCGCCCACGCCGTAGACGATGCGATACATCGTCCTGGTCAGGCGGTCATAGGCGGCCGCGTACTGCGCCTCAATGAGCGCCTGCTGGTCAGATAGCTGCTGATTCATCGGTCTCCGCCCCCACAATCCGATATGCCACCGTGCTGGTCCACACACCGTCAATTCGTTGCGTC